TGTGGTCAATTGAATTACAAGCTTGGTTCATCGGAGATATTTAGGTGCCGCTTCACCAGTTGTGGTTACAAATCGGATCGCGATGTAAACGCTGCTCGAAACATTATGCTTCTGTATGGGAAGCCTCTCCAAAAACGAAAATAGTTCAGCTGGCTTTTTAGGTTAACTGAATGGGATTCAGTATCCCTTTATGTGACACATCAGGGGTAAAACCCGCTTACCATTTTTACTCAATGGAGTCCTCGGATGATGTTGTTAGAAATGGTTAGATATGTAGTCCAATTAATAAACTGAACTGGGCGTTAACAACTAGACCAAGCCTGATAATCTTTTTCAAAAATCGTCCTAATTGTAGCCTGAATTTCAGGTGTTAACACTTGTGGCAACGATGGCCATGCCTGGTGCTCCCAAATTTCATGGCCTGTCCAAGTACAGGCTTCACCCTTTTTACCAGGAACCAATGTGACCGTATGAGGCGAAGCATATCGAGGGTGTGACCAATTCAAACAAGTTGGCGAAAGTCCAAGTTCTTCTTCCAGTTTGGGCATTTGCTGACTTACCAAATCGAGTCGAATGGTGTAATGCACTGGGAATGCGGGCACTTGGGGCTGGAGATGACTATCGTGAAGTTTGTCCCGTCGTTGCTCCAGTTTTGTGACAAGGCTTTGAAATGACTCAGCCCTTCCCATGCACTCATGATTAATTTGCTTGCGGACCACCCATTCTTTATAGAAACTTAAAAGCCTCGCAGCTGGGTTTCTAAGAACTAAAATACGTCTGTAACCTTTGGGTGGCGCATCACAAGTGAACGAAATCATTGCAGAATGCACACTGTTTGGAGGGCTTTGTCGAAAGTCCTTACCTTCAAGTAACATAAACCATGTTTTGAATAAAGTTGAACCACATCTGCCTCCTACAACAAGCACAAACTTGTGGCGGTGACTCACGTAAGCATAGGTCATTTTTTTATTTACAAAAACATCTTAAGGCTTGATGTCGCGAGAATGTTTAATATTCTGAGGTTCAAACATGCCCTAAATGATTTTAAAGGGAAATTTGCGGTTTTCAAAAATTTTCAAAAATGTGTTCTCAAATTTTTTTTTTTGGCGGCGATAGCCAGCGCGACTTCGTTCAATATTCTTAGGTTCAAACAAAGACGTACGCGTTTAGAATGGAGGCGTTTGCGTTGGGTTATTTTTTGGTAACCTCTGAGTAAGCAACACGCAACAAGCAACAATGGTGGTTTTCGTTAGTGTAACCCAACCTGATAAGCTAGCCTATATTTTAGCAGTGCTAACTGAAAATAACATTTGTATTAATGATCTTTATTCAAAGCCATTGGTTCCCTACGGGTTTTCAAACCCGGTGACCACATTCAGAGTTGCGGAGCGTGCACTGGAATTTCGTCATGTCTTGGAATCACTTGGTGCTGATATTTGGACATCGCATGAACAAAGTGGGCAAGTATGATGATCTCGAAGCCAATTCAGGATCCCCGTACTCTTCGAAGGGTCTTCTTCACACAACAGACACTCTTGTTCGATGCAGTGAAATTGATGGCCACATCCCGGAATCACATAGACGTCTGTGTTGGCAGCAATCGTGTCTTGACAAATGCCGCAGTTGTGTTTGTCATCTGTGGTCACCGCGGTGGGTAAATGCTCTAAATTCTTGGTACCCACGTACACCTTGTCTTCTGAAAGAAGCTCTAGGTCCAAAGGATTTTGTGCAACTATGTTGCGACAAAAATCCACTAAATGGTCTATGGACGTTGGAAAACAATGCTCTGAATCGCGGAAAAGTTTGAGCATATGAATGGAACCACAATAAATCCTTGAAGGATGATATAACAACATCCACATGATAATTTCTTGCCTTTCGTGCGTAAAAATAGCCTCCAGGCAGCCATTTTGACATTCATCAGTGATTAAAGAAGCCCATGTTTCCGCAATTTCAGAGAGTCTGGGTGCGCGCTGGTTAAAACAACAGAGTTGCTGAGTGTATATGATGAGAGAAGGGCTATCCCAATGGTATGAACAAATTTTAAGTTCATGCCAGAGGTGCCGAAAATACTCCATCTCTGCTTCCGCAACCTTAACTTCAGCAAGAACGGAACCGCTCATAGTCAATGTGTTGTAGTTCGAAGCCCGCCTTTGAATAAAAGCGGAATCTTTTTTTAGCCATATAAAAGAACACGCTGAACGTATCGTAAATGTCAATACATACCGGCCGGAGCGGTTGATACAAGTAATCCAAGCACATGCACGTCAACCCACCGATGCCCACAATTTCACGAATAGTGGATCCAACCGCCAACATTTCTTGGCGCGTCTGATGGCTTAGCTTCCCCCGCAAAATGCGGCCGACCGATTGTTCGATGGAACTCATAGGTGTCGCCAGAATAATGAAGTTCCCACAAAAATCCATAGCCTCCGAGAATTGTTGATATGTGGATAGGGTCAGAAACTTCTTGAATTCTTTTTCAGTTCCTTCTTCCATGGGCTCTGTCTTAAGTTGACCCGTAAAGATCTCACTATCTGGGATAAGTGGATGCAGCTCTTCGAGGTGTGAGACCCGGGCGGATAACAAGAGCCCCTGTCGTCCTCTTTGACGCATGAGTTCCACGGCCTTTAAGATAAAGCGGTTCCGCAAGGAATCTTGCGTCAGCCAAGTAACCATAGAACTGTACGCAACTTTACCATTACGGTAGGTCCGTTCGCGTCGCCGCCCTTTATCAAAGTGCAGGATGTTAGCCTGAACATCCGGGCGCCGAGGAGACACCAACGTTAATGTCTTGGTGTCAAAAGTTTGCTGGTGACCCGGTTGGACTAAGCGGATACACGGTTTTCCCACCAGTTGACACACTACTTGAACTAATCCATCACGTCTCTCTAGGGTTGCCGTAAGCCCCAAGCTCCATTTGTACTTGAGCTTTTTGAGAACCCACGCGAAAGTTTGGGCCGCCAGATGATGTACTTCGTCAACAATAACCAGGCCATACTGAAGCGCCTCTTCCGGATAGTCTCTTGAATGCAAAGATTGAAGGGAAGCCACGACCACATCCATATCCTCCGTATCGCACTGGCTTTGCTTGATGCGGCCGATCCGAATACCACCTTTGACAAAAGTTCGGAGACGCTCCGCCCATTGATCCATTAAGGTCATGTTGTGGCATAAGACAAGCGTCTTAAGACCAGTGTGAACTGAAAGGGCTATCGCGACATTGGTTTTCCCTGCACCACAAGGTTGTACCACAATAGTTCCACCATCTTCTCTGAGAAATCGCATAGCCGCATCAAAAACTTTGACCTGAGGTCTCCTGACAGTTTGCAGCAATTTCCCATTAATCTCAAGGCCTTCCTTTTGACGTGGTGGATCCCCGGTCAACATGGGTTTCACCAACTTCTTGTAAGGACCCTTGAGGGCGTAGTATCTCGGTACCCATACTCGCTTCCTCTCAAGATCATAGAACTTGACGCGGCGTCTCTTGCCAGCATAAGTCACCAATGTGTGGGTCAAGTCCTCTTTAATCTTTTTGACATCCACTTGGGACCTTGGTAAGCAAATCATCTTTGTTACCCTAAAATATAAAAACACACATGAATTACAAACTGGGATTCAAGATTTGCTTGTCTTTATTGGTAATCTTAGTTGTGCTCTTGCTAGCCACGATCATATACTTGGCACATCAAGATGCTTACTGTCTCATCAAGATGTGTGGTGATATTTACGCTTATTTTGAGGGAATGCTTACGCGGCAATTGGAAAAAACATGTGATCCTAACTGCATAGCCGATGATGTGGGGGCGGAACCCACACTTCAAGCAATCCGAGGTAATTCCAGCGAATCTCTAGCTCAACTGTACTTTTACCATGACTTGATGAGTTCGCAAGATTGGTCACAGCTTCCGGGCCGGTTGTTGGCAGAATACTGGTATTCAGAAAATGACCGTGATCAAGATCCGCCATCGGTGATTGTCTTTGATTCGGAAGCAACTGGTACGCGCTTCATCATATGGCGCGGTACTCAGACAGAAGCTGAGGTCGCTTTAGATCTTGAAATTGAACAAGTGGAGCTTGAAGGTAAAGGAAAGGTTCACAAAGGGTTTGCCAAATTGTATACAGAGCTGTGGCCCGATATAAGGGACGCCTGGGTTGGTACAGATGCTCCGGACACTATCATTTTCGGTCACTCTTTAGGGGGTGCCATGGTTAACTTAACCACTGAAAACCTACCTAATGTAGTTGGGGTTGCATCCGCGGCTCCGAGAGTCTACGATCCTCAGTCAGCCAAACAGATTATGGAGACCCAGAACAATCTCTACGCCTTACAAAATCAGGCTGATATCATTCCTCAAGTTCCATTAGCAGTTATGGACCTGGGAGCTCAAGGGATTTATCAATACCAACAATTAACGTCCCAATTACTCAGAAACATTAATGTTGTTGGAGAAACCCTTGCTGACTGCCACACCACACGATTGTACCAGGCTGCTGTCTTAAAGAACATCTCCGATGTCATAAGTTTGGGCTCTTGGTAAGGCTATGCGAGGCGCTTCACGTTCAAATCCCCGTAGAACCCTATCATGGTATTCTTCAATTAGGCCTTTGAGTGCTACAAAATCAGTTTTGCAATTCCGCGCTATATCTTGAGCTGAACTGAGCCCTTCTATGGTGTCCAATTTGCTCAGGGCTGTATTAATGTGAAGTAGAGCCATGAGAATATTCGTGTCTTGTTTAGCAGCAGTGTGAAGGTTTTGAACTTGTTTCATAATACGATCGTAGTTGTGAAAATCCATCTTTGAATGAAAGCTACGGGTGGGAATGAGACGCGCTAAAAGTATGAGTGCACTGATGACCACCATAACCCAAATAGATATTTTGGAAAGGGAATCCATTACTTTGAGAATTTTAAGATTTTATTTAATAAAAACATGAATATTAACAAGCAACTTGATTGTGCTCCATTTGTACGCAGACATATACAAGCGGGTTACTTGGACGTAGCATGTGCTCGAATTGGCAGATTTATCAATGATGTACCTATAGGGGATACAGGGGCAACCGGAGCCACTGGGACCACTGGTGCAGCGGGAGCCACGGGAGCCACGGGAGCCACTGGTGCAGCTGGGACCACCGGGCCCACTGGTAGTGTTGGAAGTTTTGGGGACTTATACGGCTTAGGAACAATTGTGTTTCTTCCAAGTCAGAATACTTACGTGGTTGTTAGTGCTCTCGCCGCTGGTCCAAGTTCTGGGATTACGCTGAATGCAGGTGCTGGAACAATGACTTTGACTGAAAGTGGTGTATATAAACTATCTGTGTCCGTGGATGGAAGTTCAAGTGAAAACAATGTTGATGTTGAAAGTTCTTTATTTTCAAATGGAATTCCTGTGATAGGAACTTCAATATCTCGACATTATCAACAATCTGGAGACGATG